ATCCCATGCACTTCCATTCCAGGTCCAAGTTCTTCCATTTGGTCCAGTATAACTATCTCCTATATTAGGATTATCAGGAAAATTAATAGCCATTATTAAAAATTATTTTTATTTGTCTACAATTACGTCAAATATGTCTGTCGTTCTAGCACCCATTATATCTCCATTATTTATATTTCTATAAATATTACACGTTCCACTTAACTGAGTATTTGATGAAATCCATCCAGTGTTTGAGTTACGTTCAATATATCCATCATTTGAATTATTATAAATATCTCCAGTATTTGAATTAAATCTAATAGGACCATTATTAGAATTAAGTAAAATTGGTCCACTGTTAGAATTATTTTCAATATATCCAGCATTTGAATTTGCATAAATATTTCCATTATTGGAATTATAAGTAATGCCTCCAATATTTACGTTTGAGTCAATTGATCCATTATTTGAGTTACCTATAATAGGCATGTCCGCATAATTATTATTTGCAATATGTAGTTTACAAGTATTATTTAGTATCTGTTCAACGATATTATCTGTTATATTTGAACATGAATTAGACGAAATATTTCCACCAGTAGTCAAGTTTCCTGAAATAGTATCACACAAATTATTAGTAATTGAGCCAGTATCATTATTAAATATCCCCTTAGTACAAATGTTTCCTATAATATAATTTGATTTATTATAGGAAATTGCTCCAAGTTTACATATATTTCCAGTTATTTCAACTTGACTATTATTTACTATACATTCGCATATATTATTAAATATCTCAGGGCAGCCCCAATCAGTTATATCAATTGGATTACTTATAATGCCTAGTGCATTTTTAGAATAATATGAATCATATGCCGATAATATAACATTATTTCTATTATCTTTTTGCATAGTTACCCAATCGTTATCGATATCGTAGTTTATCTCAAAACTTTTAGTTTCATAATATGTTGTATTTGATTTAGGAACGACTGCCCAGTTAGAATCTAATTCTGCCTGATTAATAAATGTTCCTAATGCTCCTGTTAAGTTTTCCCAAATACTTGCCCCCCATATAGCAATATCTCCTACGCCATACGCAGCCGTGCTGTCCCATATAGTATATGATATGTAGTGCTGCCTTTTTATAATTCGCATAGTTCGCATACCCTCTATACTTAAATCGTATTCAGTTAAAGCATCAACCCAAATATCTCTATCTGTAATATGATATCTTTCTCCTGGAGAAAGAGTACCTGCTAACTTTAATGTAACAAGATTAGCATATAAAATATCAGTTATTCCTAGACCTGCAGGACCAGGTGCACCAGCAGGGCCAGCCGGACCAGCTGTTCCTGAATTAACAGGTTCTATCCAGAATACTGAATTTCCATCATTGATATAAACATATTCAATACCTGTATCTGAATCCATCCATCTAGATCCAATAGGGATTGATCCAGTTGGGGCACCAGGCTGAAAGTAATAATTGAAATTTGAACCAGTCGTCTCAACGCAACCTGCAACAAGAATAATTACTTTAATATTTGTTCTAGGTTTAGATAGAGTTACGTCTACTGACCATGGCTGATAATTATCATAATATCCTTCAATTTGTTCATCAGTTACTGTATCTATTAATTGAATAACTAAACTTTCACTATTTAAACTGTGAGTAATTGTAATTGGAATATTCGCTAGGAAATTAGTAATGTATACATATGAACATGGTGCACTTCCGCCTGCGCCAGGAAGAGGTTGCCAACTAGCATTACCATTTGAATCACTCGTTAAGACGTATCCAGTAGTTTGATTTCCATCAATCAATTGAATAGCTCCATTTGTTAAACTAGAACCTATTTTTAATGACTTCTCAAAATATGCACTTCTCCATCTAGATAAATTAGTTCCTAAGTCATTTGTATTATGATTATGTGGAATAACATTGCCAGTTAATCTAAATTTAGAATCATATCCTATTCTTTGCCAACAAGGATCAGTTATTATATCAAATATTTGTCCTTGATCATCTGTAAAATATACAGTTTGATTATCTGGAACCCAATCAGTTTCTGCTCCAGGTGCACCTACCCAAATTATTCCTTTTCCAGGAAGAGGAGTTGGTACGATTAGAGGAGATCCTATTTGTTCATTAATAGTTAATGAATCAAATGGTCCTTCTGGAGTAGTTAAACTAACCCATCCTCTATCGTGTAAATAACCAATAAAATCTTCACCAAATCTAGGTTTATTATTTTGTATACCTGTATAAATTACTTCTCCAGGAACACCTACATCTGGCCAATCATTAAAATCAGTAAAACGATGTCTTTGTGATTCAGATACTTTTACTAATAACTCTTGTCCTTCTGCTCTACCTAATGAATCAATAGTAAATGTTGGCATTCCATTTAATTCAAAATTAAGTGTATTATTAATTACAACTTTCTCGAATGTTCCATAATTTAAGTTTATACTATTTAATGAAGTATCATAATTAATCGCATTTAAAAACTCTAAATTCGCAGAAGATAACTTCTGAAAATTTATGTTTGTAATATCAACTAATGATGTTAAGCTTGAATTACTTATCTTTTTTATACTATTTAGAGTTGAATAAATATCATTAGCCATTTTAGCAATATAATTATTTTTTATTATTTATTAATTTTGTCTTTGAGTCAATTTGGGAATCCCTAGTAAATACTCCATTGTGTACTAAACATTCTTTTAATTCAGCGTTTATTTGTTTATTAGATGAATTGTTTAGATAACTTAGGCTAATCATATTAGTTGTTCCAGTATAATAACATTCAACTATCTTAGAAGCTTTAATATAATTATTATTATTTAAAATACACTCAGACAAATTTGAATTTTTTAAAGTACAATTATCAAAAAGGCAATTTTTAAAATCTCCTTCTATTGTACAATCATAAAATTCAACACCTTCAATTAATATACTTCTAGAGATATTTGCACCTTTTATTTGAAACTTCTGACGATCAGTATCCCAATTTATTTGAGCTTCTTTTATTGCTCCACTCGACACTAATTGAAATAATGGTTCTCTAATGGAATTAAAATTAGACTCAATTAGAAAATGAGTATTTTTTAAATTTATATAAATAGGAATATCTGGATACTGTATTGAAAAATTCAAATAACTTCTAGTTGCTTGAGCAGCCTCTTTTATTTGTACAGCAATTTTAGCTAATTTTATATTTTCATCTGACGTATATTCATAATTATGAGTAAGAGTTTCATAAATTGCCTCAATTACTTTATTAATAGTTTCAATTGATTCATTACGTTTACTTGTATAATTCTTTCCAGAAATATAATTAGTAACTAATTGACCTTTTCCTATTTCTGAAAAGTCAGTTGCGAAATTATCTGATTCAGGAATATTAAATTCTAGAGGGTTCATGCTTTTAATATACGATTCAGATATTATTTTAGAGTGTATATTATTAGGCTTAATAAAATTTAAATTATCTTGAGTTAATCGAATACGATCAGTATCTACTTGTGGCCATATTTTAAAAATCTCTTCCTCATTAATAGTTAACAAATATTTCAATTTATTTAATTTATCTAATCGAGTAGGAAGATCTAATCGCTTTTCATCTAAACGTATTTTAGTTTTAACTCCGCATCGATCAGTAGTGTGCCCAATCGCTTCAATAATATGTGTTATCTTTAAATAAGTATTAACGGCATCAGAGTAATCCATAAATCCTGTACTTAAAGAAACTTCACGATATCCTTTATTATAAGTTGGTGATAATTTAAAAATTGATTCAGTAGGAGTAAATGATTCATTAATATCCCCAAACCATTTTACTTTTTTATTAAGTGTTTTAGCAAATTTAGAAGCTACTTCCTGCTTAGTTAAAGGTGAGAAGAATTCAAATACGAATGCTACCTTAGAGTTATCATATAATTCTTTTTTGTCAATAAATTTAAACATTTAGCTAACACTTTATTATTATTTATTAGTGAAGAAGACCTATATATAAATGCAGATTCGATTTTACCAAATAAATAATTTAAATATTAAATAGAATATGCCTAACGCAACAGATAATTTTAAAGTATTTACGAGACTTTCTATATTTATAGAAGATATTCTAGGCCAAACTATTAATTATCTAACTACTAAATTTAATCAAAGCAAATCAGTATTTACTGCGGCTTCACCATTTGGTCAATTATTATTAGTTGTTGAAAACTTAACTCAACTTGTATTTTATTATATAGAAGACTCTATTACTGAATTAAACATAAATGAAGCAACTCGATTAACTTCAATCTATTCATTAGCTTCATTAAGTGGACACAATCCTAGTAGAGCAGTAGCATCAGTTGGAGAGATATCAATATCTACTAACTCTAAAGCTGGTGATGCTCCATCTGATTTTGTTATTATTCCAAATATGAGTAGAATTAGATCTTTAACTAATGGACTAACTTATATTTTAGATCTTCCTCAAGATGAAATAAAATTTAGTTTTGATGGAAAAACAAACGGTCTTACTCTTGGAATTAAACAAGGAATTGTAGAAACTCAGTCAGTTGTTGCTAAAGGTGAATTTATGGAAAGCTTTTCAATAGGAAGTCCTCAAAACTTCTATGTTGATAATTTTACAGTAAATGTATATGTTAATGGAGAAAAATGGAAACCTTATTCTTCTATATTAGATATGCCTCGTGGAGAAAAAGCATTCATGGTTAAAACTGGAATAACTAGTGGAATTGATATTTACTTTGGAAATAATAACTACGGAAAAGTTTTAACTCCAGGTTCAATAATTAATGTTGAATATTTAGTTACTGAAGGAGCTAATGGAAATATTAAAACAACTGACCTTAATAATGTACGTTTCGAATTTGTTGATACTGGACTTTCATTATTAGGAGAAGAAATAAATCTAAATGATTATTTAACTATTTCGTGTACTCACTCTCCATTTTTTGGAACAAACCCAGAAGATTCAAATTTAACTAAACTAATTGCTCCTAATCAATCTAAGAGTTTTGCACTAGTTAATGCTGAACACTATGAAATTATGTTAAGAAAATTAAAACTATTTTCTATAATAAATGTTTTCTTAGATCCATTAGATACTCGAATGATTAACCTTTTTCTTATTCCAGATATAAGAAAAACTTTTTCTTTAGGTCAAGATTATTTTAGTTGCGATCTATCTAAATTTACAATGTCAGATTATCAAAAAAATGAATTAGTTAAATATATTAAAAAATCAGGATCAGAATTAATTTCTACTGATCTTAAATTAATAGATCCAATATTAACTAAATACGTTTTAAATATATCAATTATTGCATTTGATGATACTCCAATAGATATAATTAAAAAAGATATTCTAAATAGCTTAGGAACATTCTTTATTCAAAATACTCGTTTAAATAGAATACCTAAAAGTGATTTAATTAAATTAATAGAAGGAATTAATGGAGTTGATTCAGTATCAATAAAAATTATTTCACAAGCAAATGAAGTATCTAAATTGACTAATCCTGATGCTGCAGTAATTGGTTTAGATGAATTTAATGATATTATTACAAAAGATGCTGAACTTCCAATTATTCGTGGAGGATTTAAAGATAGATACGGTAATACGTATTCTGATGGGATTACAGAGGGATCTCTCGGGCCAGTAAACATACAAGTTAAAGAAATCAATAGTCGACCAAAATTAAATTAATCAGGATGATAAAAGACAGCATATTTAGATCAATATACAAACGTAGAGAATCTAGGCTACATACAGGATTTGATTACAAAGGTCAAATCTTAAAAAAATCTCTTTCAAATCAAATGTTCAATGTAAATTCAACATTTACTTTCTTCTTAGGTAAAGTCGAGAGTATTGTATTTGAATGGGTCGAGGCAGTTAAACAAATAAAGATCAATGCAAACCCTGCATTAGATAAGTACGAAGATAAAATAAGATAATATGGCTAAAGGTAAAATGGATCCTGAGCATAGAAAGCAATTAAAGGATGAAATACAGTCATTACTTAGTGGACTAGGATCAGAAAGTCAAGAAGATTTAATAGTAGATAACGAAGTTTCTAATGAAACCCGAGTTGAAAGTGCATATGACTTTGAGCAAATGAGTGCTCAATTTACAAAGAAAGCTAGAGATATTACAGATTCTATATTTAAAAACTTTGTAGATATTGGGATCTTTGAAGATAATGATTATGCTAAACACAAGAAAGAATTAGATACAATAAATATATCAAACTTATTCTTTCAATTAAAGACTTTAAAGATTACTATAATAAAAGTAATGGAAGAAATTACTTCTGGAAATACTCATCCTAGATTATTGGAAGTAATGGGTCAATTACAAGATAAAATGGCTGCAATTACTAAAACTCAAGCAAACTACATTATATTCCTAGAAGATACATATAGAAGTTTAGGTGCAAGTAAACCTGTAAATGCTGATGAATTAAAAATAGATTCTAATCCAGATGAAGGTCAGTTCTTTATTACAGTAGGTACTAAAAACATGGTTAAAAGTTTACCGGCAGTTGATCGGTCAGAAGAAAAAGTTAGACCTGGAGGATTAATTGATCCTAGTAATAAAACTGAATTAATGCGTGAACGAAATGTTCAAATACAGGACGATGAAGAAGGAGACGACTTTATTGATCTAACCGAAATATTATAATATTATATGAGAGATATAATGTCAAATAGCGGTGCATTTACTAGTCGTAAGATATCTAGGGCTAGTGGAGCAGACGATGATATTAATACTTCAATATGGACTACTATTAGAATTAATAAGATTCTAGAAGAAATGGATAATGGACTTGAAATAAAAGGTCTTCATAATTCTCCATTTAAAGATAATGATATAAATCTAAAACGTGCAAGTTTACCATTTGAATATACTCCAGAAGAATGGGATGAACTTAGAAAGTGTAAAGAAGATATTCTCTATTTTGCATATAATTATTGCCATATCCAAACAGGAGACGGTGTTAAGCTATTAAAGGACACTAAATTAGGTCTTAGAGATTATCAAGAGGAAATACTTCAAGCGTTCGTTGAAAATAGATACACAATTTTGATGGCGTCACGGCAACTTGGTAAAACTGTTACTTCAGCTATTTACATGTTATGGTATCTCTTATTTAATGCTGAAAAAACTGCATTAGTTGTAGCTGATAACTTTACCACAACTCGGGAGTTACTTGATAAATTTAGAATAGGTTTAGATAACTTGCCGTTCTTTATGAAACCTGGAATAAAGAATATTAATACAGGAAGTATTAAATTTGATAACGATAGTCGTATTGTCGGTAGAACAACAACTAAAAAATCAGGTATTGGTCTTTCTGTTAACTTATTATACATGGATGAGTTTGCTCATATTGATGAATCTAACTTAGATAGTTTCTATAAAGCAATCCTTCCTACTATTACTGCCGATCCTAATTCTAAAGTAATTATAACATCTACTCCAAATGGTAAAAATAAATTTTACGAAATATGGTCAGATGCAATTGAAGGTAAGAGTGAGTATGTTCCAATTA